GGTAGCACCGTTATCTTATATGCTGCCAACAAAACATTCAGCAAGGTTTCCTTTGCTATGGTTTGATGATAAAGAAGGAACAAACAGAGAGCTTAGATACGCTAGGAATCAAAAGTCTCCATTTGTAGATGAGCAGGATGGTAATGTTATATTAGAGCCTGTTGTATTTGAGGATGGTTTCCTTAGAGTTCCAAGAACTAATCAGGTACTACAAGAATTTTTACACTATCACCCACTAAACGGAAGAACTTTTTTAGAGGTTGACAAGTCTAAGGATGCTGCTCAAGAGATTGAAGGATTAATGATTGAAGCTGATGCATTGGTGGAAGCTAAAAAACTATCTATAGAGCAACTAGAGAACATCTGTAGGGTTTTATTTGGAGCTAATGTTTCAACTATGTCAACATCTGAACTTAAAAGAGATGTATTAGTTTTTGCTAAAACAAATCCACAGGACTTCTTAGATGTAGTTAACGACCCTGAGTTAAAGATTATGGGTACAGTTGAAAGATTCTTTGCTGAAGGATTATTGGCTTATAGAAAAAGCGGTAAAGAAGTATGGTTCAATACCTCTAATAATAAAACTAAGATGTTGAATGTGCCTTTCGGAAAGGATGGGAATGACTTAGTGGTATCATACTTAAAGAGTGATGATGGCATAGAGGTGCTTAAGCATTTAGAATCGTTAATATAATATATTGTTATAGATTTTAAGACCTCTTCAAAAAAATGAAGGGGTCTTTTTTTTTGCTTATCTTTGTAATAAAAGAGGACAGATGATAAATTCGGTTAGACAAACAGTGATGTCTGTTTTGAATAAAAATAATTATGGTTACATATCACCATCTGATTTTAACTTGTTTGCGAAACAAGCTCAATTAGATTTATTTGAAGATTATTTTTATCAGTACAACTATCAGATTAATAAGGAAAATAAAAGACTATCAGGCACGCAGTATGCTGACATAACTAAAGGGTTGGAGGAAGTGATTGATACTTTTTCTGAAACAAAGTCTTTACTGCAATATAACGCAGCGGCATTGGGAGATTATGCGAATCAATATTACTTACCATCTCAAATAACTACGAGTGACGATTACTATTTAATCAATAAGGTATTGATTTACGGGAAGATGATAGTAAGTGGAGAGACTACGGGGTCCTCACCTACCAACTCAGTAGTTATAGATTCTCTAGTGAATTTTAATTTATTAGGTGTACAAGCAGGAGATGTAGTGTCTACGGTTACAGCAGGTGTAACTTACACAACCACTATTATAGCTGACCCTATAACCAATCAGTTGATTGTAGCTGACCCTGTGTTTGGAATAGCGAAAAAACCTTATTTTGTGTATTCAGCAAAGCCTTTGAAAGAAGCGGAGAGAGTTAGTCACAGTAAGATAACTATGCTAGAGAACTCAATATTAACTGCACCTACTATTCATTATCCTGCTTATACCGAGCAAGGAATTTTTTTAAATGCATTCCCAAGAACTGAGATTAATAAATTAGGGCAGGTTGTTTGTCAGTACATCAGGTTTCCTTATGTACCTAAATGGACTTACGTATCCTTGACGAACGGAGAGCCTGCATTTGATGACACTGCGGTAGACTACCAAGACTTTGAGTTACCTAGCGATGACGAACCTAACTTAGTAAATAAGATACTACAGTATGCGGGTATGTCTATAAGAGAAATAGCTGCAGTACAATTTTCTCAATCTGAGGAACAAGAAAACGCAGCATCAGAAAAATAATAAATAACTATGGCTTATATAACTCAATATCAATACTACGAAAACGGAGGTTCAAATCCTGAAAACCAAAATTGGGGTTCTTATCAGTACGTATCTCTTGAAGATATAGTAAACAACTTTATGTTAATGTACTATGGAAACCATAGTGCCATAAACAATGAGCCTAGATATAAGATTTTGTTTCACGCTAAGAGAGCTATACAGGAACTGAACTACGATGCGTTTAAGGAGATAAAAATTTTAGAGCTAAGTGTGTGCGACACCTTAAGGTTTGTTCTTCCATCTGATTATGTTAATTGGGTGAGGATATCTTTATATAGAGATGGTTTACTTATGCCTCTTACGGAGAACATTCAAACTAATTGGTCCTCTGCATACCTACAGGATAACAACTGTAAAATACTTTTTGATATTGATGGGTATGCATTAAGTCCTCAGCACTCAACCTTGGACTACGATAGAATAACAAATAGCAAGAGAAGTATATACCTAAACGAGAACTCTCCTTACGATGGTAAGGAAGGATATTGCTGCGATGGTAATTGGTATTTTGATTATGGTATAGGAGCAAGATACGGATTGAATACAGAGACTGCAAACGCTAATCCTACATTTAAGATAGACCCTAAAGGTGGGGTTATAAACTTCAGCTCAGGAATGGCTAACGAATTGTGTGTACTTGAGTATGTGTCAGATGGTATGGAGAATGGAGATAATAGCCTGATTACTGTAAATAAGTTATTTGAGGAGTACGTGTATGCCTACATTGAGTATTCTATTCTAAACTCTAAACTTGGAGTTCAGGAGTATATGATTGCAAGAGCTAAGAAAAGAAAATCATCTTTACTTAGAAATGCTAAAATCAGAATCAGTAACATTCATCCCGGAAGATTACTACAGAATCTAAGAGGAAGAGATAAATGGATAAAATAAAATGGCGAACATTAAAAGAAACTTTATTTCAGGAAAAATGAACAAGGTGTATGACGAAAGAGTCATCCCTAATGGTCAGTATATTGATGCACTTAATGTTAGAATGGGTTCTACTGAATCTGCTGAGATAGGAGTAATCGAAAACACAAAAGGAAATGAAAAGCTCACTAATATAGTTTACGCTAATGAACCGCTTTCAGAAACAGCAAGATGTATTGGTGCTTTTGAGGATGGAGTTAATGAAACTTTATATTGGTTTATTCACGATGACAACTTTAATGCAAGTCCAACTGATAAATTGGATTTGATTATTTCTTTCAACACTAAAACAGAGATAACAACTTACCACGTTATAAGTATAAATGATGGCTCAGGAACAGACACCACATTAAACTTTGACCCAAAGTTTTTAATAACAGGAGTAAATAAGGTAGGTGACCTTTTATTTTTTACGGACAATATAAATCAGCCAAGGAGAATAAATGTAAAAAAAAATTATGTAGACCCTGTAGGGTTAGTGGATGGGTTTTCTAATGAAGAAATCTTAGTCATTAAGAAACCACCTGCTGCTGCTCCATCACTGCTCTTATCGACTACCGGAGGTGAAGAGAATTTCTTAGAGGAGAGGTTTATATGTTTTGGCTACAGATATAGATATGAAGATAACGAGTACTCAGCTACATCTCAGTTTACAAGTCCTGCGTTTATACCTAATAATTTTAACTTTACTCAAGAGAGCTACCTTAACGAGGGTATGACCAATATTTATAATACAGCGATTATTACATTTAACGCAGGAGGTCCCTTAGTAAAGGGCATTGACTTATTATTTAAGGATTCTAATAGTCCTGTTATAAAGATAATAGAGAAGCTAACAAAAGAAGATAACGGTTACAATGATTATCAGGATGTTTCGTATGCATTTACGAATAGTAAGATATTTACAATACTTCCCGAAGCTGAGATATTAAGGTTGTATGACAATGTTCCGAGGCTATCCAAGGCTCAGACCATAATGGGCAATAGGCTGATGTACGGCAACTACGTTGAGGGATACGACCTAATAGACCATACAGGTAGTCCTGTCAGACTAGACTTTACGGTTCAGCAGAATAATGAAACATTAAATGAGTCAGAGATAGAAGGTTCTCTACAGGAACGAAATTACTACATACAAGTTGGCACAGGTGTAACCAATGCAAGAGCTAAATTTGATTTAACAGGAATTGATTTGGTTGAGGGAGCTTTAATATCCTTTGCTTTTGATTGGGTACACTACGGTTGGACCGGTAGTAGTAGTCCAAATCCTTCAGATATAAACGAACCACCTATAGAGCTAAGCTTTGCAATTCAGTTAACTAAGGATTATAGCTCTGTTATCGAGTGGGTTAACTCTCCTGAGTTTGTAGACTTAATAGGTAGAGATACCTCACAGCCGATGGCTACTATAGATAGCGGAACAACAATGACTGATGTATTTATACAGAAGTTTGATGACACCCTTATAGGACCTGCAGGTGTAGGAACAATATTCAAATATGATTATGGTATCAACTCACCTCAGTCTCAACCATCGAGTATTGGTTCAGGAATCCGAGCTTTTTCTTTTGCAACTAGCAATCTTATATATTTTGATTTCCCTGCGGTTCAGTACGCAGATTCATTGACATCACCTACCAACATATACACCGAATACTTCTCATTAAAAACAGCTCAACTATCTTACACTAAAGCGGGTAATGGTGATAGTCTTCACAGCAACAGAGGTTACGAGGTGGGTATGATTTATATGGATGAATACAACAGAGCCACAACAGCTCTAGTTAGTCAGCATAATACACAGCACGTACCCTGCTCTCAATCAGATACTAAAAATAGTCTGCAAATAACTATACCCTCTAGTCAGATTGCTCCCGAGTGGGCAACTAGATATAAGCTTGCCATTAAACCTGATAAAGAAACTTACGATACGATATTTACAAATATATTTTTTACTGACCCCGATACTAATGATACCTACTTTTTATTAGAGGGAGAGAACTCAGCCAAGATAACAGATGGTCAGAGATTGATTGTAAAGTCTGATACTAGAGGACCTACTAGGTCCTGTATCTACGCTACTGTATTAGATAAGTCTGCACAAGCAGCAGACTTTATTATGCCTGTGGATGATGATGGTAATGAATTAGAGGCACTTGCAGGTACTTATATGAAGATTAAGGCAGATAATTTTTCTGTTGAATCCACTGCACAGGGAATCGTTTCTTTTAAAGAGAGCGATACAGCACGTTGGCCTGAACCGTTTACTTATCCTAAAGTATTTTTTAATACAGTTTTGGGTGATGGTTCACCCACAAACCCCTACACAGCTGTGGATATACCGGGAGGCT